AGAACACCCAATTTTTGTAAGCATCTTGAAGTTATATATTGAAGTCTGTGGTAATGCCCAGCAAATAAAAGCATCTTATACAAAGTATCAAAGCATCTTTAACAAAGGTCCCTATTAAGGCACGACATTGACTTTTCAAAGGTCCCCTTATAGCACGACATTGTTCTTACGTATATTCATACAACAGGACTAACAGACTTAAAGTTGTCATTAGATCCTTGTTTTAAGCATCTTTAACATCAATTTATTATTCACCTCTTACAAAAAGAGAGTATTGCACATCAATTATACTGATCAGACCTCGGCTTTGCCGTTATACAGATCTAATCTATTATTCTACTGATCAGACCTCGGTTTTACCGTTATACAGATCATATAAACTATATTGATTATTCATTTATTCATATATTAAATCATTTATATAAACTATAATATGACTACGTTCAACGCTACGATTAAACGCGATTTATCGCATCTACGCTTCGAAGAACCAGTTGTCGAACTTCAAATGTTCGATAACATGCGTGCCATACCAAAGGCACTACTTGATTTACTGAACAGTTACCGTTCAGTTCCTGCTGACGTTACATCAACTTCAGCTCAAGTTCGCGAGACTATGTCAGCATATTCTAACATTGCTGATTTAGCTACAGGTAACATGCAAGACTTGAAAGTCTTGCTAGCTCAGATGACATCTGAGCCTCAAAACGCATTTTCATTAAAATCGATTATGCGTAATATTACCACCCACCCCGTTGGAATACTTAGCTCTACTACCAACTTGCTAAGATCCAATGATGCAACTACGTTTATGGCTTCCTTTACGAGTCTCTTTTCCTTAATTGGATTGGAGGCGGGATTAATTGAGAAGGCTAAGGCACAATGGTCACCAATAGATATTTCTGGACCAAATGTGGCTACATACCAAGCTAATTCTAGTATGATTAAATTGTGTTGCTTGTTAGTGTCAATTTTAGGAGAAGGCACTGATGTTGTCGGAACAGTAATGAAAGGACTTCGTAATTCACAAAAGGATCACGATTCTGTGAAACGCCTTATCGAAGAAATTGAAGATATGGCAGAAGACCTTGGTATGGGGTTCTCAACTCGAACAAAAGTAATTCGCGAGTTGAAGACTCAAATTGAGGGACTAATGATCTCTCTACATGAATTCGATTCAATTATGGCTATCTCACCCGCAAGATTTTGTAGATCAGATTCTTACAATAAGTTTTTGGACGTAGGAAAAACCCTACATAAATTTAAAACTGAAATTGCAACCATTAAAATGAAAGATTTTGTTGGGACATCAATGAATGCTGAGATCCAACTTTTGGATGCTCGTTATCAGAAAATGAAGACCATAATAACCAAGGTTAGAGGTTGCAATGCTGAACGCGTTAAACCTACAGGGATTTGTTTGAAAGGCGAATCCCAAATTGGAAAATCCCACCTTATGACAAAAATTGAGAAAGACATTAGGAATGGACTGTATGCACTATTTGTGGCAGATCCAGAAAATGAAACCCTGCAAGCTTTTGCTGATGCAGATCAATGGACTACTTGGTCTCAGAATATGCGAGACAAGTATGATCAAAATTATAATGGTCAACAAGGCCATAGTATTGATGATGCTTTTAGTTCACGTGAGTGTCTAGAACATCAAGCTATTATCAATTGGATTTCAAACAGACCTGTCCCAACTTATCAGGCTGAAATGCAATCAAAAGGAGATCCATATGAATGCAAGTATCTACTTGCTTCGTGTAATAATTTTCCACATCAATCAGTGACAATTAATAATATTGATGCCCTGTGTCAACGATTCCCAATCTATGTTCATGTCTGTATTAAACCAGATTTGGACACTCCACAATTTAGAGCTGATCTCAAAAATCGAGGCGAAATAGATTGGGAATTTAATCACCTACAGTTCCATTTATCTAGTGGAATGGACCAGTATAACAATGCTGGACCTGTCTGTGTACCAGGTGGATGTCGTAATGGACGTATTGTCTCCTATGAAGAACTTATGGAGACTATTTTAAATAATCTTGTTATGAATCAAAGTAGATTTGATTCTATTCAAGCTCAAACAGAAGCAAGATTCCAAGGAAAACGTGATGATGAATACTATGATTCGAACCAAGAAGATTGTAAAGGTTATGTTAGTGGCTGTGAAGCTGCTATGACTTATTTAACATCAGATCACCCTACTATTTACAAGACAATTGCAGATTTGCCCCAATCTATACAGATTGCAATGCGAACTGCCAAAACAACTGATGAACGATTTATCGTTCCAGAAGCTTTCCGAGCTGTTCATGGAGATCGTTTGGTTGATTATATGAACTTTTGTTCATGTGATCTTCCAGCTGTGTTTTACGCAGCAAAACATTATGTTCCCCTCAATCGGTTTAAGGATGAGTGGCAACTTTTCTTTGCTAGACCCTGTGTGATTGGTCCAGACGCTAATTATGTTTGGATCAATAATGATATTTATTTTAATGATTATCGTTCACTTGGTGATTTGGGTGAAGTTCCACAAGAATTTCCCCCAGAAACCTATGGAGAATGGCTTTTACGAAATTTCCCTTTTCTTGAAAAATTATTTAATGTTTTTGGAGAGTGGTCAGGAGCAATTTGGAGTGGTCTTCTCTATGCAATTCTTTGTGTAGTGGGACTTTCTTCGTTTGCGGCTTGGAGTATTGTGACTAGTATTCAAGCCTTTTGCCTGAGTTCATCTCTTGGACATTTCATCTTGATTTTGGCCTGTTTTGCCCTGATGTATATTTTATATAGATTAGTTTATTTTATAGTTATGAAATCATTACACTTGATTACTGAGGCAACTTGGATGTTGTTCCCTGGCATGAAATCTCTCTTTTATTCAGCAGCTGCTGAAGAAGGAGTTGAGTATGAGAGTGAAAATTCTTCTCATTATGTTCATGAACCCTTGAAATTGACTCGTAGAGTCACTGTGATAGGATGTAAGCCAGATGGCTCATCCATTATACCTTATGATTGGTTTAAAGGTTTGGCTAAGGCTGATGGAACACCAATAACTTGTTCTTCTGGTAAAATCTGGCGAATGCAAGTTGAAGAGACGGCCCTTATAGGAGCAGTTGTTAGTGACTCTGAGGGAGTTGTGCATCAAAAATATGTACGATCTTGCATGGAAGCTATAGCTACTTTAGTAACAGAACGCTTTTCAAAAACTACATCCATTAACCTTGATGCTTTAACACCAGCATCAGATGCGATCCAACAAACTGTTCGCACAGTAGAAGAGGTTTTATTACCTGTTGTTAGCTTTAAGTTAATGCTTGGGGATGTGGAATATGAGAAAGGATATGATCAATCAATTCAAAGATCTAAGAAGACTTGGAGAACTGCTACCCTTGAAAAGGGAGCTAGTGGCTCGGGGGGTTCTAAACCTCGGGACAGACGATCTAGGCGACCAGCCAGACCAACCAATTTCGAAAATGGAATTGATGGAAACTGGAGAACTTGTGATCCTGATGAAGGACACAAGTTGCGCGAAGTGGGCAAAGCCAAGAGACATCATGGATGGGTTAAGGACGACAGTTCTGATTCTGAAGATGAAGTCATCTTGGAGAAAGGTGCCTCAGGCTCTGGTGGATCAAAACCCAGAGATCGTAGATCAAGACGCCCAGCAAGACCAGCTCAATTTGAAAAGAGACTTGTAATCTTGGAGAAATTTAAATTTCCACAACTTAGTGACCCAGATTCAGATTTTGATATGAAAGAATATTGTCCAAGTGAGCAAGAAGCTTACTTAACATTGGACGATAAAGACAAATTGGAAGAAGATGACATCATTGAAATTTCTTCGATGGAAAATCCAACATTGCTAAATGCAATTTATCAATCAGCTATTTCATTTTTGCCCGATGGACCGACTTATCAGGCTGCTGTGGATAGTGCTGCTCTTGATATGATGAGAAAATGTGTAAATACCATTTTATGTAAAGTAACAACAGAATATGGTTCGCTTGGAGGTTGGGGCTATGACACTTTTGTCTATGCTCCATCTCATATTGTGGAACGTGTAGGAGAAACAGCTATTTGTACCCGAAAGGTAAGAAATCAAGAGTCAAAGCACAACTATCGTATGGTTTGTGTTGCCTACAAGAAAGAATGGGAGTTATGCTTATTCAAAATTTTGCCGATTAGTCATCCTTCTTATAAGGGTGATATTGAAAGACCTATTAATGATCTAGTCTTTTCAAAGGATCTAATGAAATATGTCCCACTCTCTTGTGACGTTGCTGGAATATCCAAAATTAAAACTGTTATTCAGTATCTCCCAGTTAGTGATCTGATATGTTCGGGTAAAGCCGAATATGTTGAGAATTACGTTGTCAAAACGGTTAATGGCGAGTGTATAAACACTAATATCTATGCTATTACCACAATGAGAACATTGGGTACACATACCCAAGATGGCGATTGTGGAGGATTTGTAGTTATGCTGGATCCTTATTCGACAAAGAAATTGATTGGAATGCATTTTGCAGCACAAACGCGATGCGGTGCGGCAATGTCTATTGTCTGTACTAAAGAACGATTTATGAAATTATTATCGGAATCTAAATTATACGAAGTAACATCTAGTGTAAAGTTTCAATCACTACCAACATTTCCAAAGATTAACATGGCAGTTCAGCATGAACTGGATAGTTTTGATCAATATGTCAATGACGGATTAGGTATTCATATGCCTGATAACAAGAACGAATCAGATCCCGCTTTTGTTTACTTGGGAGATCTTGATTTTATGGAACCACCATGTGATATTAAAGGAAAAACCGATCACAAACCTAGTGTTTTTCATGGAGTATTCCCAGTAACTAAAATACCATCTGCTCTTATTGAGTCACAAGTTAAAGATACATCTCAGCTTGCCCTTGATGGGAATGGACGACCTAATATTCTTAAAACACAATTGAATGCTAATGGGGATGGAAAACATATTATGGACCAAAAGATTTTGGACATTATGCTACCACAAATCATCGATCACTTTAAAGGAGTTTTAAATGGAGAATCAATCGGAACATCATTGAACTTTAAAACAGCTCTTTGGGAAAGTGTTAATGGACAATTCTTCAACCCAAATTATGAAAAGATCAACTTTAAAAGTTCTGCTGGAATCCCCTGGAAACAGATGGGAGCCCCAGTTAAGAGCTCATTCTTTGAAGATGTTATGATCCCAAACCCGCTGAACAAATCTGAGTATGTTGAAGGAAAAGCTTTCCTGAAAGACGAAAGATCATTATTTCTTAGGAAAGTAATAAAGCATAAGTTGGAGGAAGCAAAGAATTTACGTAGAACTTTTTCTATGTGGAAGTGTTGCCTTAAAGATGAGGTGCGTGCTATTAAGAAAGTGACAACTGGAATGACTCGGTGTTTTCAATCACCACCTATAGAATTAGTTTTATTTGGACGAATGTTGCTTGGAAGATTTAAAGCACAATATAAGGCAAACCGAAATCGTTTGTTCCATGCTATTGGGATTAATCCCATGAGTCCTGATTGGACTGATTTGGCTCAACGACTATTAAAACATCCAAACTATATCGATGTTGATTACAAGAACTTTGATCAAAGATTACTTGTTCAAGCTATGGAAATGGCAGCAATTGTGGTTGTGGAAACAATTTTCGCAACAGAAAAGAATCGAGAACTAGCAAATGCACGATATGTGTATTTTGACGAGGTGATCCGTGCTTTTTGTGTGGCTAATCGAACAGTTTTCCAAACTGAACATGGTAATAAATCTGGAAACATTTTTACAACTGAGTTTAATAATATTGTAAATACTATCTATTCGTGGTATGTGTTTATTGAGGTAACCGGAAACACTTCATTACAGTATTATTTGGACAATGTAGAAGAAGCCAATTTTGGAGATGATAAAATCTTATCTATCTCTGATTTGGTTATTGACCTTTTCAATTTATTTTCCTACAAAAAAGTGTTGGAAGAGTTAGGACAGGTAATAACACCTGGTGATAAATCAGAGGAAATTAGGTCACATTCGAAAAATCTTTCAGATATGATCTTCCTTAAGCGACACTTTGTCAAATTTGGAAGTATTTGGATTTGTCCATTGGATAAAGACTCCATTGAAGGAGTATTTAATTATTCCTCACTCGAAGACGATGAGGTCGAGGAATGGTTCTCCACTATTCTCGAACAATTAGTGGAAGCCTCTTTATGGGGCAAGAAGTATTTTCATCAATTTCAGAAGACACTTCTTAAATTCGCTTTGGAACAAAATTTCTACGATCAGAATCGAGTTCTGTGTTCACGAATTTATCCAGCTCTACGAGCAGAATTTCGTCAGATTTTCTGCATCGCGCTTGATCGATTTGGGGTACTTGACTCCAATATTTCACAAATATTAAGAAATAATTTGTCAGACAACAAGAAAGCACTAATTCACTACGAACGAGTTGAACTAAAGCGTGAGGTCCGGGACTCTGTTAGTATCAAACAAGAAAACAAAGCGATTTACCAAAGTAAAACAAACGAACTAAACAATTTAAGCCAAAGGAATTCAAGCCAAAATAGTTTCATCCTGACTATGAATACCCAAACGCCTAACAAAATGAATGTGAGTAAGGCTTCACGAACCTTAACTCTGAATGGCGGTCTTAACTCCGCTAATGATATTGCGCCTGAAGGGCCAATTCAACCTCAAAATGTCCAATCAGATATTGGACCACCAAAGCTCATGTCTACAGCAGACGGTATGGTTTGGGTTTACTCATTACAACAGAGTGAACAACCAGTTAATTCTGGTTATGAAATTCCCAAACTCATTGAGAAGGCTATGTCTCTCCCAAATGAGATTCAACACTTTCAACTTAATGATAACTTTACCCTCGGCGATGGCGCAACCTTTGAAAAGTTGTCGCCTACTCTACAAGAGGCAGCTCCAAAAGCTTACAATCTAATGCGCGTGTTTGATTATATGCGCCCGAAGACTACAATCCTTCGGTTGGACTGCAGACCACCTATGGGCTATGCACAAATCATCAAAGTAGTTTCAGCAGCTGTTGAATCTACAGACACATCTGTTAATAATCGACAGGGAGTAACTTACGACCTTGCTGATAATCCAACTATGTATTTTGAAGTTCCTTATGGTTCTCGAGATTTCATGAAGACCAGAGATGAGCGATTTTTCGCTGTTCTCGTTGGAAATATCTCTGACCCTGTTAACTCAACGACTAACCCGACACCAATTTATATAAAGCCATCTTATATGGTTAATGAGCTGGACTATTTTGTCCATCGAACAGTTTTGCCCTGTCCATCTATTTTTGGGCATGGAAATAAAATTGCATCAGGAGGAACTCTTGGAATTAATTCGGTCTTTGGAACTGCTCCTGTAGTTTCCGGAGACCTAGGTGTAACAGCCTTTAATTCCCAATTGACATTTTCACAACTTGGAACATATCTTATTGTGATTGATATCGCTGGCTCTGCTTTACCATTAAGTATTTCATTTACTGCTGGCGCAGGAGCTGCAGTACTCGATGTAGATGAGGCTAGTACTGGGACAGAAGCGATTTTGTATGCAGTTATTAAGATTTCAACTGTAGGAGCAACTGCAACTGTGGGTACCCTAACAGGTGCCACTGTAACGGCTTCAGGAACGAAAATTGCCCCATATAGTGAGACTTTAGCATTTAGGAAAATTCAGCGAGAAGAAGATAATGAAGTCATGAACACGAGATTAAAGTATGGTGGCAAAGAAGCTATCTATCAAATGGAAAGACCAAGAGATGATGATCCGTATGGACCCGACAAGATTCCTTCGGCACCACCGAAGAGCCCTGTAAGAGGACCGGCTCGTTATCAATGTGACGTACCCGATTATGACCCAGAACACTCAGAGATTGATTATCCTGATTGTGTTCCACTCTCAGAATGTACACCATCGTGGCTTGAAAGAGCTAAATCTGCCATCGGAATTGCAAAATCCCATGACTGGGTTTCTATTTTGAAAGAAGAATCAGATATTTCACACAAAGAATGTGTATATTTGGTTAAGAGAGCAGGAGGAGAAGATCATAAACCGATCTATCAATGCTTTCTCACTTATGGGTGTGATCGTGTTGAGGAATATGCAACATCTAAGAAAGAAGCAAAACAACTTGCTGCTCACCGAATGTTATTGATTCTTCCAGGAATCAAATATCAAATGGATAAACCAGTTGACAATTTCGACACCGCTGCCGCAGAACCAACTGTAGCAACTGATACCCGACCACCAGTTGGAGTGTCAACCTCTCGAGCCTCATCAGCTGCGATTGGAAAAACAATTGGAACAACCCATGCAGATGTGAATATTGTACAGCACAACTTTGTACCTTATAACACTTATTCTGTTACTGATGTTTCAACACCAGTGTTTGCACTTCGAATTCATCCAGGAAACTGGACTGCAGGAGGAGCTCAATCAACAGCCCAGAATAACGCCAGAATTCACACCTTTTCTGGTCCTTCTATTGTCGGTGGCCGTCCAACATATGCTACCTACAAAATCACAACTGCTGCAAATTTCAGACAGAATGCGCGATTTATTATTGCGCAAGTCCCTTTGACCTATACAGCTGCGGAGGTTGCTGCTTTGCCGGCTACAGACCTCAAACAATTTCCCAATGAAGAACATAAGCTTCATGGAACAGAGACGATTTTTGAACCCCAATGGATTAATCGTCTCCCTGCATTAACGAACCATCTTGTCGACGCCGAAAACACGAACGGCTGGCTGGTTTGTCAAATACTCGAGAACTCGCTTGCTGCGACAGAATCGAGTGCTAAGCTCACATTGTGGGTAAGCGCGAACAACGTGACATACTCTTTCCCAAGAGTACCAGCTGATGTTCCTGCTCCTTCAACCTGAGCTTGTGAAAACTGGATATATCCAGGCATCTATTATTTACAACGAAGACACCCTTTTAATTTTTATGGGAGGAACGGCAGTAGTTTTAGGACCTTTTTTTGGTCTGTTAATAGAATAGTTAATTTAGAATTTAAATTTTAAGACTTCCGCTTGGAGGTCACATTAACCCTAGTATATCAAGTGCGTAAGTCAGAAATTAGTAACTTTTATGCGTTTAATTCACCCTTTATTATTGAAGTGGTCACCATCTCTCCCTTTGAGAGTGGTCCCAAAAACCCCTCCAGTAATGGGGGGGAGCCGAAAGGCGGGTTCAGCTTCAATCAC